GGCCGAATAATGCAGTGGTACCCGAAACACGTTCTCGTAAGAGCGTATAACGAGGCGAAGGGTATCCAGCAAGAAGTTCTTGTTCAGAAGAACATGGTTGCTATCGTCGAGAATCCTCTCTATTCAGTCATGAATGAGACGAACTCTACTCTCCAGAGACTACTCAGGAAACTGAACCTTCTGGATGCAGTGGATGAGCAGAGCGGATCAGGGAAACTGGATCTGATCATTCAACTTCCCTACGTCATCAAGACTGAATCTCGCCGGCAGGAAGCCGATAAGAGACTCAAGGAGATTGAGTTCCAGCTCAAGGGCTCCCAGTACGGTATCGCCTATACGGACGGCACCGAGAAGATTGTTCAACTCAACAGGCCAACGACAAACAACCTGATGGATCAGATTCAGTATCTTACGGTGATGCTGTATGGCCAACTCGGTCTAACCGAGGAAGTCATGAATGGTACTGCCGCTGAAGAGCCGATGCTCAACTATTACAATCGAACTGTCGAGCCTATTCTAGCTGCCATCGCAGGAGCAATGAAGAGAACTTTCCTGACGAAGACGGCTCGATCGCAGGGACAGTCGATTCTGTACATCAGAGATCCATTCAAGTTGGTTCCGGTCAAGGATCTTGCAGAGATCGCCGATAAGTTCACTCGTAATGAAGTTCTGACGTCGAACGACATGCGTAGCATCATCGGTTTCCGTCCATCTTCCGATCCTCATGCAGACATCCTCCTCAACAAGAACATCCCGGCGGCATACGGCGAGTTGCCTGTGGCTGGTGTGGCACTGAAGAGACCGGTACCACCACCAAGATCTCCGATCCCGCAGATTCCATCAGTCCCAACACGCCCGGCTATAACACAAGGAGACGGCAGTCAAAATGGTACCTGACTTCAGTGGGTACGTCACCAAGAGCGGAATTAGGTGCTCCGATGGCAGGACCATTGTGGCCCACGCCTTCAAGAGCAATGATGGACAGCAAGTTCCGCTCGTGTGGCAGCACCAGCACAACAGCGTTGACAACGTTCTCGGCCACGTCATGCTCACGAACCGTGATGATGGCGTGTGGGGAGAAGGTTACTTCAACGACACCCCCAACGGACAGCAGGCGAAGGCTCTTGTCATCCACAAGGACCTCAACGCCCTTTCGATCTACGCCAACCAGCTCGTCGAGCATGCCAAGAATGTCGTTCACGGCATCATCCGTGAGGTCAGCCTGGTTCTTTCAGGCGCCAATCCGGGCGCGTTCATCGAGAACATCAATGTCGCGCATGCTGAAGGCGGCGTTCAGATTCTCGAGGATGAGGCCATCATCTTCAGCGGAGAGCCTCTGGTTCTCACGCATGGCGTCGATGGCGTCAGCATGACGGTTCCTCCGCCGAAGCTGGTCGGGCAGAAGGGTCCGATGCCCAAGCCTTCAGCGGCCAACCCCGATCCTGATGGTGACGGGGACAACGACCTGTTCGATCCGGCTGATGGCGGTCTTGGTCCGGATGCCACGATGCAGGACATCTACAACACGCTCACTCCAGAGCAGCAGAACATGGTCAACGCCATGGTCGGTGCTGCCATGCAGCAGGACAGCACGACCGACGATCCAGATCCGCTTGTACACGATCAGAACAACAACAACTCGAACCCGAAGGGCGACGACCAAGTGAGCCGAAACGTCTTTGACCAGACCTCCGCCGATGGAATCAAGTCGGCCGGAGCCACGCTGTCCCACTCCGATATCAAGGACATCTTCGCTTCCGCACACAAGGGCGGATCGTTGAAGGCTGCGGTCGAGGAGTACGCTCTGGCTCACGGCATCGACGACATCTCCACCCTGTTCCCGTACGACCAGGCTGTCACCGACTCCCCGGATTTCATTTCCCGGAGGATGGAGTGGGTCTCCTCAGTTCTGTCCTCGACCCGCAAGACCCCGTTCTCGCGGATCAGGAGCTGGACTGCTGACATCACCTTCCAGGAGGCCAGGGCCAAGGGTTACATCAAGGGCTCCTTGAAGAAGGAGGAGTTCATCCGGATCGCACGACGGATCACCACTCCGCAGACGATCTACAAGAAGCAGAAGCTCGACCGCGACGACATCCTCGACATCACCGAGTTCGACGTGGTGTCCTGGCTGCAGACCGAGATGCGTCTCCTGCTCGACGAGGAGCTCGCGCGCGCGATCCTGATCGGCGACGGCCGTGACGTGGACGACCCGGACAAGATCGACACGTCCAACGTGCGTCCGATCTACGGCGATGACGAGATGTACGTCACCACCGTGAACGTCGCCAAGACGGCGATCGATGTGGCCAACGTGGGTCCGGACGCGATCGTGGACGGCGTCGTGAACGCCTTCCGCTTCTATCGCGGCTCCGGCAACCCGATCTTCTACACGACCCGGATCTGGCTCGCCAAGATGCTCCTGATCAAGGACACCCTCGGCCGCCGTATCTACCCGACCGTCGTGGAGCTGTCGGCTGCGCTCGGCGTGAACAACGTCATCCCGTGTGAGGTGATGGAGTCGATTCCCGACCTGATCGGGATCGTCGTCAACCTCTCGGACTACACCAACGGCGCCGACCGTGGCGGCCAGGTCTCGATGTTCGACTTCTTCGACATCGACTACAACCAGTTCAAGTACCTGCTGGAGACCCGCGTTTCGGGCGCCATGACCAAGTACCGCGGCGCCCTGGTCATCGAGCAGTTCACCGGAACTGGCATGCTGACCGATCCTGCCAGCCCGACCTTCAACGAGGTCACTGGCGTCGGTACCATCCCGGCCTTCTCGGGTCTCCACCTCACCTACGTGACGGTGGCTGACGATGGCACTCAGAGCTCGGCGCTGACCGTCGGTGATCAGACCGCCATTTCGAGCGGCTCCTACGTGACCTACCGTGCCGTTCCGGACGCGGGTTACGAGTTCACTTCCGACAACTTCGAGTGGACCTTCCGCCGCGACAACTAGGAGTTAGATGCGGTTCTCCGGAGCCGTAGGCTTTGCGTCCAGAGAGGAGACGTCACCAGGCGTCTGGCAGGAAGTCATTACCGAAAGAACATATTACGGTGATGTCGTCAGAGATGCCAGACGCATGGTGGCGCCCTCTCAAACGCCTCCGGTACTCAACGTTGGCCTCGAACTTGGCAACTCGTTCAGCATCGTTGGAGACGCCGATGCCTACGCGAATTTCATGAACATGAGATACGTCAGGTGGGAGGGTAACGTTTGGCAGATAACCGACGTTGAGGTTCAACGTCCGCGACTTATATTGTCGATTGGAGGTCAGTGGGATGGGAACACGGCTTGAGTTTCAGATCCTTCTCGAAGGTCTCCAAAGTGGAGTGCATGTATATTTCCAGCCTCCACCAGGCATAGAAATTCTCTATCCGGCGATTATATACAACCGGAACTATGCGTATGTAAGTTTTGCGGACAACATTCCCTACGACAAAACAACTCGTTACCAGGTAACAATAATCGATAAGGATCCGGACAGTCCAATACCAGACCTGGTCGCTGGATTGCCCTTGACGACGTACGTCAGGCATTACACAACTGAAAGCCTGAATCACGACATCTATTACACGTACTTCTGAGGAGGAGTCAATGACTGCCCTTGTCTGGGATGACACCGGCAACAAGAAGTTTGAGACCGGTGTCGATCACGGCGTGCTGTACCCGTTCAACTCGGGTACTTCGCTGTACGACACGGGATTCGCCTGGAATGGTCTGACGACCGTCAAGGAGCAGCCAGGCGGAGCCGCACCACAACCGCAGTACGCGGACAACCTGAAGTACCTGAACCTTCTGTCAGCTGAGACCTTCGCCGGTACGATCGAGGCGTGGACCTATCCGGATGCGTTCGGTGGCTGTGACGGAACCGCGGCGCCTGCTGGTGGTGTCGCTCTCGGTCAGCAGACTCGTCAGGTGTTCGGTCTGTCCTACAGGTCCAAGGTCGGGAACGAGAGTTCATCTGATCTCGGGTTCAAGCTGCACCTCGTCTATGGAGCACTGGCTGCGCCGTCCGAGAAGGACTTCGCAACCGTCAACGCTTCACCGGCGCCGGTTCAGTTCTCGTGGGCATTCGACTGCACGCCGGTTTCGGTTACCAGCTATGCGCCGACGTGCCTGATCGTTCTCGACTCGACCAAGTGTGATGCGACTGCACTGGCCGCGCTCGAGGACCTTCTGTACGGGACTTCCGGAACGCCTCAGTTGCCGATGCCTGACAGCGTTCTCGCGCTCTTCACCGGGTCGATCACGTACATCACGCTGACTGCACCGACCTTCGACGGCGCTCACACCATCACCATCCCGTCCGAGACGGGCGTCAAGTACTACGTTGACGGTGTCCTGCACACCGCTGGCACTCAGCTGCTCACCACCGGCCAGAAGAAGATCGTCACGGCCAGGGCAGACCCGGGCTACATCTTCAACTCGCCATACGTGGCGGACTGGCTGTTCACCTTCGTCAGCTAGCAGTAAGGAACAAGCGAATGCTTCGGCTCGTAATAGTCACAAGCGAGGATTTTAACGATAGTACAAGTGAATTCGTTGAAGCAACCTCAACGGTGATAGAGCTGGAGCATTCGCTTGTTTCTCTGTCAAAATGGGAGTCCAAGTGGGAGATCCCTTTCCTTGGCAGTGAGAACAAAGATGAAGAACAAGTCCTGGATTACATCAGGATGATGTTTCTCCCGGGGGAATTTCCGGAAAGTCTCTTCTCGAAGTTCACAGATAAAACGTATGCTGCGATCAATGCATACATCGACAAGAAGATGACTGCGACGTGGTTCAATGAAACCACTACGCCAAAGAGCAATGAAATCGTTACGGCAGAACTGATCTATTACTGGATGATCGAACTCGGAATTCCGTTCGAATGCCAGGAATGGCATCTGAATCGTCTTCTGACGCTCATCAAGGTCTGCAACATCAAGAACGCTCCAGCAAAGAAGATGAGTTCTGCTGAAGTAGGCGCTCAGCAAAAGGAACTTAACAGACAACGGAGAGAGCAGTTCGGAACAAGAGGCTGATTGGATACGACTAGTTAGGGTACCGATGACATACACTAAGATCAGCGTCGACGACTTTACGGGAAGTTCGCTTGACGAGTCTCTGTGGACAGATTTCGCTATTGGGGGAATGGATCCAAGCGAGTTTGTCGTAGCCGGAGGCAATCTGACGATAAACGTCGGCTCTAACGATCCTCAGCTTTTCGTAAATCCTGATCGGAGTGGAACTACTCCTGGGTTCTACGATCTCACAAACTCGATCTACGCCTTTAAGTACAGCAAGGGTGGATCACCCACAGACAGTACTGCCGAACTAGACTTTTCCATACGTGATTCAGAAAACACCACCAGTGTGGGTATCACGTCGAGATTTAACACTCACTCGTGGAATTGGGTTGCTACTGGAGGCCTGGCTCTCGATGCTCCGACTGGAACAAGTTCCGGTATGGGTACCGATTGGGTTAACGGATATTGGCTTGGACTCGGGCTTATCGGCGATGACGGAGTTGTCCATCTTCTGAAGTCATCAGATGGAGTAACTTGGATCGAGATCGGTTCTGCTCACATATTTAACTTCGATCTCGTCGATGGCATCAGTTTCAACCGCAAGAATCTGTATGTCTACATCGCGCCGTACGACGTTCCAAGCGGTTCTCCTACGATGTCGCTAGTCATTCAGGAAATCGCTATTTTCTGGAATGGAACCGGTATCCCTCCAGCGAGTTCTCCAGGAATAACTGCTTCCCCATTCAAAATTAAGTGGGATACTCTTGGGTCACGTCTTTACCAGTTGGGCGTAGATCGAGGGATGCTTTATGTCGGTTCAGATGTAGCTGTTCCCTGGAATGGCCTCGTAAATGTCACCGAAACTTCTGACAGCGGGAATCCTCAAGAAGTTTTCGTTGACGGCGACAAGATCTTGGATATTCAGGCGCAAGAAGACTTCGCTGCAACCGTCGATGCTTACTCAGCACCAATTGAGTTTGCTCCGTGCGCAGGAAGACTTAAGTTGTCAACTGGATTGTATGCCACTGGACAAAAGAGGAAGCTTTTCGGTTTCTCATATCGCACATTGATAGGGAACGATTCCTCGGGAACAAGTTATGCATACAAGATCCATGTCGTGTACAACGCACGGGCACAGAATTCAGATATTGTGAATACTACTATCGGTTCGACTCCATCACCGAGAACATATTCGCTGGGTATCACGACTTCTCCGGTTCCCGTTAATGGGCAAAAGCCCACTGCGCACATGATAATCGATAGTCGTCTCGTAAGTAGTGGTCTTCTTGCTACTATCGAGAATGTTCTGTATGGAGATTCAACTCATGCGCCAAGACTGCCTAGCATCCAGCAACTTATCTCGCTTGCGCAGGGTTCTGGCGTGCTTATGCACAAGATGAAGATCGCTAGTTTCGATTACATCTCGGGCTCTGGCGAAATCTCCATGCACAAGATGCGTCTATCTGGTACCGAAGGAAAGATATTTGGTACTGGGTCGATCAAGATGTTCAAGCCAGTCCTTACTGGTGCGGGTACCGTTACGTCAACAGGTTCCACGCGTCGCGTCGGAGCTATGCTTGGCTATTACGCCGCCAACAACGATACTGCAGCCTCGTTCCTTTCCACTGTTGGCGGAAGCCGATATCAAATCAGCCATTTCTTCTATGGCACATCGGTTCCGACTTCGCTGGCATCAGCGGGGCAGGGTCTTCCGGCAGAACAAACGGCTGGTCGTAGAGCTTGTATTGACTTCGAGCCAACGCACTATGGAGTTGGCGGTAGTCCTGCAGCTGGAGCCGTCACGGATAAGAATAAGATCATAACTTTCTTGACTGACTGTCAGTCAAACGGTCTTGATTTTATTGTGTGTCTGTGGCATGAGCCATACAACAAGTTCAATATTCAGTCGACGCAAGCTCTTAATAATCTCGACTATACGAATAGCATGCGATATTATGGCGCAGCTCTTCGTGCTATAGGCGTGAAGGTTCTGTTCGACGTATCGAACTACTCGGCAAACCATCATCATGCAGAGACCATCGGAACCGCCGCAGCTCCAGGTCTTGGATGGGCAGCTTGTTCTGCTGGCCTGATTGATGACGTTTACACAGACTGGTATGTGAATGAAGGTAACTCCTCTACGACACCTGCGGGTTCCGGCATTCAGGGTACGTGGAACAACATTCAGGCGTTGGCCGATACTTTCGGACTGCCTTTGGGCATTCTGGAACTAGGCCCAGCCCCTGCCAAGAACGACAAGAACTGGAACGATGCTGATATTCAAGCATTCCTGACGCTCGTTAGGAATTCACTGGATAGTCGAGTCGCCGCGGGGAAACAAGTAGGAAACATTATCTGGTGGGCTACAGACGATAACGCCACTCAACTAGGTATGTACCTATCTGCAAACTGGTCATCGGGAACACTCGCTAAATATCGAAGTATGTTCGATGCATATAACGGTACCTCAGGTTCGGTCGCAACAGGCATCGCTTCCGTTCGCATGAAGAAGATGAAGGTATCTGGCGCAGGAAGTCCTACGAGTCCAATCTATCGTGCGGTGGTTCTCGCCGACTCTCCATCCGTGTACTATCGTCTCGGAGATGCAAGTTCTCCAGCGGTTCCAGATGCTGGCGCCGGCGGCGTAAACGCGTCGATGACCGGATCTGTTACATTCGGGCAACCAGGAGCATTGCTGGTAGACAGTGATAAGTCAGTCACCTTCCCGGGTACTGTAGGAAACGATCTGGTAACTGCATCTTCGCCCGGCTCTGCATATGATCTTGGCGATGGTCCGTGGTCGATCGAGTTCTGGTTCAAACTCGGAGCACTCGGTGTTCAGCAAGACTTCATAGGCAAGGGTACTAATGCCTACATAGTCAGGTTCAGCTCGAACAACAAGATAACGATTGTTGTGAGCGGAACTGGAACAGTATTCGCTACTACAGCTACATTCACTGATACCACAAGCTGGCATCATCTCGTGATTACAAGAGTCGCCGCAACGCAACCGCATATTTACGTGGACGGCATTGATCAGGTTGGTGTGTATACGCCATTTACATTCGCTGATACTACATCGCCATTCAGGATGGGTGAGTCTACTTCATCGGCCAATGCGTTTAACGGTCAGCTCGACGAAGTAGCCCTGTATAAGAGTGCTTTGTCCCAAGCCAGAGTTACCGCGCATTATAACGCCGGTATATCTGTGCTTAACAGAGCCACAGGCTCCATCCGCATGCACAAGATGGGTCTGTCTGGAACTGCTTCAGTTTCTATTATTACAGGCACTGGCTCCATCCGCATGCACAAGAAGAAGTTGGTCGGCGTCGGAACTGAGAAGATCATCGGCACTGGCTCCATCCGCATGCACAAGATGAGCCTGTTCGGTAGACAAAGTTACCGAACGGTGGTTCTTGTCGACTCTCCATCCGTGTACTATCGTCTCGGAGATTCCAGTGCTCCTGCGGTTAAGGACGCTGGCGCCGGCGGCGTGAACGCAGCCATGAATGGGACTGTCACATTCGGGCAAACTGGTGCACTAGTAGGAGACAGCGATAAAGCCGTTCTATTCTCGGGTCTTGCAGGAAACGATCTAGCAACTGCTGCTACACCCGGTTCTGCATATGATCTTGGCGATGGGCCATGGTCAATCGAATTCTGGTATAAGACTTCAGTCATCAACACTCAGCAAGATCTGATAGGCAAGGGTACTAATGCCTACATAGTCAGAATCAGTTCGAACAACAAATTCTCAATCGTTAAGAGCGGTTCGCCAGCTGTATTGGTATTCAACACTACAGCAGCATTCACGGATACTACAAGATGGCATCACGTCGTGATTACAAGAGTTGCTGCGACGAAACCACATATTTACGTGGATGGTGTGGACCAGACTGGTGTATATACAGCGGCCACATTCTCTGATACCACGACAGCATTCCGAATGGGCGAATCGACCCTAACAGGAAGTCCTTATACTGGTCTACTCGACGAAGTCGCGATCTACAAGAGTGTTCTGTCTCAGGCCAGAGTTACTGCACACTATAACGCTGGCACGTAAGGAGCAACATGCGTGTAACCTGGGACGACGTGAAGGGCTACTCCCAGGGAGTGAGTAAGGGTGTTCTATATCCTGAAAACTCCCCGGGGGTGGCCTGGAATGGTCTGACTTCAATCACCGAAAAAGGCGATAACAGTCCTACGTCATTGTATATTGATGGCCAGAAGTACAGAAACAGGTCTGTTGATGCGCCATTCGCGGGAAACATTACGGCGTTCACATATCCTGACGAATTCGACCAATGTATCGGCGTATCGTCAGGAGTAACAACACAGCCAAGAGTTACATTCGGCCTTTGTTATCAGGTTAGTAATGAGATTCATCTGGTATACAATGCTCTCGCTGCTCTTTCGAGTGCTCAGTTCTCTACATTGAGCGATCAGAGTAATCCGGTCGACTTCTCTTGGGATTTCACAACGCAACCCGTAAAAATTCCCGGGGGTAAACCTGGCTCACATCTCGTGATCATGACCGATTACGCGACTCCTGCTGCAATAGCAGCGATCGAAGCGGTTCTTTACGGTAGTGACACGAACGATCCGTCTCTCCCTGATCCGGAAACGGTGATCGGTATATTTGAGGCGAATGCAACTCTCATCATTACAGACAATGGCGACGGTACCTGGACAGCAACGGGACCAGCTACAGTTATCACAATGCTGGACGCGGACACGGATGATATTACATTCGATATTAACTGGCCGTCTGCAGTATTCATCGATGACGACTCATACACAATCAGTTCACTCTGACAAGGAGACTTGATGGCTGAGGTTACCGGTCTCACAGCCGCGGCAATGAAAGCCATCGCAGACGCGAGTATTGTTTCCGGTGTAGTTAACGGTTCAGGTCACCTGATTCTTACAACTAACGGCGGTTCAACCCTCGACGCCGGTGATGTGATCGGACCGACAGGCCCAACAGGACCTACGGGTCCTACGGCTCCTGCTCCAACCGGAAGCATATTTATGTTTGCTTCCAGCTCGCCTCCTTCCGGCTACGTACTTTGCGATGGATCGGCACTTTCAAGGTCCACGTTCGCAGCTCTGTTTGCTGTGCTAGGTTCGACATATGGACCAGGAGATGGCTCGACCACGTTCAATGTTCCTGACATGCGCAGTCGTTTCCCCAAACACGACACGACCGCAATGGGAACAAAAGGCGGAGCGACCAGTCATCCGCATACGCACAGCGTATCATCTCATGCGCATTCGCTAGCTGACGGAAATCCTGACGGCATCGCTCGTATTACCATGAATGCTGGCCAGATTCTCATGTCTAAAGTTAACGGCGCGAATGGATGGACAGCAGATACGGACACTGCTACCGCAGGACCTACATCAGAGAACACGTCGAGTCTGACTTCAGGTACAAAGCTGGCAGGTAATACGAAGGTCGGAGGATCCGGCAACACGGGTTCAGACAACACGGACAACCAGCCTCCATATTTGAACGTTGCCTTCATTATCAAGACATGACCTGAAAGGAACCCGATGGGCCTTAACATCGTCGTGTCTGGTTCATTCGACAGAACTGACAGTTTTCTCTCGCGTATGTCGAGTAGAGATATTGTCTCGAATCTCGAAACTTATGCTCAAGCAGGAGTAAATGCACTGGAGAGTGCAACTCCTACTGAGACAGGAGAGACCGCTGGCTCCTGGTATTACGAGATCGAAGGCGGTGGTCTTGATTTCATTATCCGCTGGTGTAACAGACATCTGGATAGTGAAGGCGTACCGATCGTGATCATGCTTCAACTGGGTCACGGAACTGGAACTGGCGGTTACGTTCAGGGACGTGACTTTATCAACCCGGCAATGTCAGGCATATTTGATGAGATTGCTAACGATGCATGGAAGGAGGTGACGTCAGCATGAGCAACATCGACGAACGAATTGTCGAAATGACCTTCAAGGGCACGACATTCGCACTCGGCATCAAGCAAGCCGTACAAGACATGACGAGTCTTAAGAACGGCTTGAATGGCCTTAAGGGTTCTGAATCAGACATCAACAACCTTGATCAGGCCGGTAAGCGATTCTCTCTTAAGGGAATGGCCGATGGAATCTCAGGCCTTGCGGGTAAGTTCAAGGCACTTAGCATTGTTGGCGTCACCGCCCTTGCCACTCTGGCGAACAAAGCTGTCAATGCGGGAATTTCGATACTGAAGTCCCTGACAATCGACCCGATCAAAGCTGGTCTTGACGTCTACGAGACGAAGATCAACGCGATCAAGACGATTCTCGCCAACACTACTGCCGCCGGAACAACGCTGAAGCAAGTAACGGCAGCACTACAGCAACTGAACGTCTATGCCAACCAGACCGTTTACAACTTCGGTCAGATGGCCAAGAACATTGGTACGTTCACTGCAGCAGGTGTCGGTCTTAATCAAGCAGTTGCCTCCATCAAGGGAATTGCCAACCTTGCTGCGTTGTCTGGTTCGAGTGCTGAGCAGGCCTCTGGAGCGATGTATCAGCTTTCACAGGCGATTGCTTCAGGTAGCGTTAAGCTACAGGATTGGAACTCGGTTGTTAACGCCGGCATTGGCGGTAAGGTCTTCCAGAATGCCCTGATCACAACTGCCAGAGCTTTCGGCATTAACGTCGACGCCATGATCAAGAAGGCGGGTAGCTTCAGGCAGTCACTGCAGGACGGATGGATCAGTGCCAAGGTCCTGACCACGACTCTGGCTACCTTTACCGGCGATCTGTCCGACAAGCAGCTCAGGGCCATGGGCTTCACGGCTGCCGAGACTGCTGCTATCCAGAAGCAAGCCAAAATAGCAGTACAGTCGGCTACTCAGATCAGGACGATCAGTCAGCTCACGCAGGCCTTGAAGGAAGAAGTTGCAACTGCCTGGGCTGCAGTCTTCCAGGCCATCATCGGTAACATCGGTCAGGCAACCAGTACGCTTTCCAAGCTTCATACCGCGGCTGAGAACTTCCTGACCAAGCCGATCTATACCTTCGCGAAGATCTTGCAGACGTTCACCGACATGGGCGGTCGAGCGATAGTCATTAAGGGAATCACGAACCTACTGCATTCCCTAGGTGACATCCTTCACGTTGTCGGCCAGGCATTCAGGACAGTCTTCCCCACTACTGCTAGTGGCGCATCAAGCGGATTGCTGACGATGGCCAAGGGGTTTGAGCGACTCACTGCCGCTCTGACTCCTAGTGCATCAACTCTCGATCATCTCAGGTCAATCTTCGAAGGATTGTTCTCTGTCGTCAAGATCGTGTTTGACGTCGTCAGCGGACTCGTCAAGGTGATCTTCAATCTTGGCGGAGCGGCCGCACAGGGTAGCGGAGGATTCCTGTCTCTTCTTGCGAGGTTGGGTGACTTCGTCACTAATGTCAGGAAGTCTATCGAATCTGGTACAGCTCTAGCTACTTTCTTCCATGTTCTGGCCACCGTTCTAGAATTTCCGATCCACATCATCGATGCTATCATCAACAAAATCGGTGGTATGGGTGGAGCATTCGGAAAGGCCACTGGAGGACTCTCTGCCTTTGTTCAGAAGATAGGCGACTTCTTCAAGAACATCGGCAACTTCATCTTGAAGGGCATCGATACAGGTCAGTTCAGTGCACTGGCTTCTTTGCTGAACCACCTTCTGATAGGCAGCATCCTTCTGACTGTCAAGCACTTCTTCTCTGGCTTTGCTGCTGCAAGTGG